GATTATATTAAGCAGTTTATTCATACACATGATGAGTTTATTCCTTGGAATACAATCCGTTATATTTTTTAGTTATGACACTGAGAGAAACAGAATTAATAGGTAAAAAGCTTGTAAAGTATGGATTTCATAGATCTGTAAATAATCATCATCAATATAGCTATATTACTATTAAAATGAATGTAAGTGTTGAATTTAAACTTTATTTTAGTAATGTTTGGATAGCAAATTTTACTCATGATGTAGCTCTTAACAAAAGACTTCATATTATAGAACATGCTGAAACATTTACTCCAGAATGGTTGATAGATGAACACAAAAAATTAAGAGCAATATTTAAATTTTTAGAATCATGATAAAAGCATTTAAAGACAGAAAAATTGAAAAATTGATAGAAGCTATATGTGATGAACATCATGGTGTATCAAAAGTATTAGACAGTAACATAGGTTACTTGTGGTATATGTATAGTAATGGTACTAAGAAAGGTACATTTAGACCATTTATTTTTTTAGCAGAATTAAATTTATTATTAAAAACAGGGTATGTAAAAAGAGAAGAAAAACAAAATCTTTTAGGTATGCTTCTAAGCAAAGATGAAGATAATGCTCATCTTACTGCATATTCTATACTTACATTTAGAACTAAAAGAATAGAAGAATTAGGTCTATGGACCCTTGATAATGATAATTATAAAGAGATCAATTATAACACAGATATAATTGATCCTGAAACATTTTTAACTGTTCAATTATGACATGTGTTAAATGTGGGGCTCCGGCTACCAAAAGGTATAGTCCAGATTTGGATATTAAAGGGATTGGAATGTGTGATGAGCATGAAGAAGAAATAAAACTTGATTTGCTTGTCACACAATTTGATCCAAAAGGTTGGGAAAAGTTTGAAAAAAAATATTTAAAGAATGAAAAGACTAAAAAAAATTCTTGATTTTATAGGATTTATAAATCAAGAAAAGATTAATGCCATGATTTATTGTGGTGGACTTAAATAAATGTATATGACAGAACAAGAGTTAATTGATTTAGACTTTGAAAAAGTCGAAATTACAGATCATGATAGTCAAAATGGATATGATTATTACTATTATCAAAAAGAACTTTGTAGTGGAGTAGAACTTCATAGCACTGATAATATTGATGTAGAAGATGATTATTGGGTTTTGAAATCATTTGATATTCCTGCTATAGAAATAAGGTCTATGGAACATTATAAACAGTTTCTAGAAGTGATGAATAATATAATTTGTTAAATATGCATACAGGAAAGTTTATTAAAAAGAATGGTAAATTAACATTTGCAAGTCCTCAAGATAAACTTGCATATGAAATTTTTGTAGATAAGTTAAAAGAAGGTGAGAAAGTGGATATGTTTATTGAAATATACAGCACTGATCACAGTAAAGCACAACTTGCAAAAGTACATGCTTGTATTAGAGAGTTAGCTAAAGAGTCTGGTTATACTTTTGATGAAATGAAACTGGTTATAAAAGAACATGCCGGTCTAACCGGCAAGTCATTTGGGGAGTGTAGTAAGAGTGATTTGATGTTAGCTATTGAAGCTTGTATACAAATAGGTAAAGAAAACTATAATATTAACCTTGGATAGTAGGTTCTACATAACCTTCGTCTCCTGGTTCAAGAATTTCTTTTTCTACATAAAGGTTTTCTGAAGTGGCTTTTCTTTCTATTTCAGCAACTACTAAGATAATAGTATAAAAAGTTTTTTCGTTTTCATTTAAGTCTTCATACTTTTTATTCATTATTTCTTTAACGTAGTCAAGTCCTTTATCTTCAACACCTAATTGTTTTAATAAATGAAATGATGCTGCTTTAGCCATTAAATAGAAACTTTTATTGACTTTAACATCAATTAGTACATCATCTTTTAATTCTTTTACTTTAATTGCCATAATATTAATTTTTATCAAAAATAACAAAAAAATGAATTTAGAAGAAATTAAACAAAAAATGTTTGAAAAACTTGAACCAAGTGGTTGGGATAGAATTTTTAAATCTTTTATATTTAGTTCTGAGTTTGATGATATAATCACTAAACTTTGGAATCTAAGTCAAGAAGATAAAAGATTTACTCCACCACTAAAACAAGTATTTAGGGCCTTTGAAGAATGCCCGTATGATAAACTACAAGTAGTATTTATAGGTCAGGATCCGTATCCACAGTTAGGTGTAGCAGATGGAATATCTTTTAGTTGTGGTAACACAAGTAAATTGCAACCCAGTCTTAAGTTTATCTTAGGAGAAGTAAACAGAACTGTTTACAATGGTCATCCAGTAAGTGAAGATGTAGATCTTACTAGATGGTCTAATCAAGGTATATTGATGCTTAATACAGCTCTTACAGTTGAAGTAGGTAAAATTGGTAGTCATTATGATATATGGAAACCTTTTACTGCTTATTTATTAGATTGGTTAAATAACTATAATCCGGGATTAGTATATGTATACATGGGTAAAAAAGCTGAAGAATGGTCTCAACTTACTAATGATAATAATCATAAGTTTACTGTTAAACATCCTGCTTCTGCTGCTTATAATGGGAGCAAATGGGATAGTAACAATATTTTTAATGAAGTATCTAAAGTTGTATTAGAAAATAGTGGTTATGAAATAATTTGGTAGTATGACAGAGATATTTATTAAAGTAATTGAACAAGGTTTAACACCTAATTCATTCTATATTTTGTACTGTATTAAAGAAAAAATTGTACCTCATAAGTCAGTTAATAAAGAACTTGAGTGCAAAAGACTGCAAAGTGAAGCATGGTTATCAGAAAGCTTGGAACTTACTTCAAAAAGCATTATCTTTATGTCAGAAATTGATGGATATTTTAAGAAATCAAAAAAGAAAACTTCTAAGGATTTAATGGGGCATAATTTTATGCAAAACATAGAGGCATATGTAAATATATTTCCTAATAGGAAACTGTCCTCTGGAAAATATGCAAGAGTCCCACCTAAAAATCTTGAGAATGCATTCAGATGGTTCTTTGATAACTACAATTATGATTGGGAAATTATTTTTAAAGCAACAAGAAAATATGTTAGTGAGTATGAATCTAAAGACTTTGACTACATGAGAAATTGTCAATATTTCTTGAGAAAACAAAATCTAGACAAAAGTTGGGATTCTGATCTATCTACTTATTGTGAGTATTTAAATAATAAACCCGATGATGCAGGTCCTGGATATAGTGAGTTAATTGTATAATTTTTAATTTAAGTTTATGGCAAAGTTTTTTAGTGGTACTAAACCACTTTTACCTGTCAGTGAAAGACAGGGTTTAGAAAAAGGTCTAGTTAAGATGAAAGCAAAAAGAGAAGGTAAAATTCCTGCTCTTGTTAGTGCATGGCCAAAGTTTAATGATGCTTTTTGTGATGGGTTAGAGTGGAGAACAATTACTGTAGTAGGTGCAAGACCCGGTACAGGTAAGACACTCTTTATGGAACAGTTGATTTCTGATATTATTGAGAAGAATAAGAATCAAGAATTCAGAATATTGAAGTTTCAGATGGAGATGGTTGATGAAACAAGTGCTATTAGAAAATTTAGTCTTAAAACTGGTGCTGATTACAACACTTTAATGAGTAAAGATGGAAAATTAGTTGACAAAGCATTATTTGAAAAATGTGTTGAGTATTATCACGAAACAGCAAATTCAGATATTATTAATGTCATCTATGATGTGTGTACAGTCAATGAGATGTGTGCTACAATAGAATACGAGTTAGATAGGTACAAAAAACCAGATGGTACTTATCCTAACATGCTTGTTACAATAGATCATTCAGCTCTATTTAAAAATGACAAAGGACAGAAAGACAAATTTGAAATGTTGGGTGCATTAGGTGAGGCCTTGACCTATATGAAGAAAAACTATCCAGTAGCATTTGTAGTTTTAAGTCAATTAAATAGAAATATTGATGATACAAAGAGACAAATAGAAGCAAGCTATGGTAACTATGTATTAGATTCTGATATTTATGGTTCTGATGCTTTATTACAACATGCTGATGTTGTAATTGGTATTAATAAACCTTCTATAAGGAGAATAAGGAAATATGGTCCTGAAAAGTTTATAATTGAAGATCCGGATACATTAGTATTTCATTTTTTGAAGTCACGTAATGGTCTTACAAGAATCAGTTTCTTTAAACTAGATAGAACTACTATGAGAATAGTAGAGATGCCTACTCCTGCTAGAGAAGGAATTCAAACAGTGTAAATTAATAAACATGAATAATAACAATTTAAGAAAAGAAAAAGAAAGAGAGTTCTATATGCAGCATATGGACACTTTCAAAGCAATTGGATTAGCTGATCCATTTTTTACAATTAAAACTGCTTTCTTTAAGAAAGGTAAGTTTGGTAAACAATGTCAATTCTTTGAATGGGAATTGAAAAAAGGTGATGACATTTATATTGAGTTTTATGAAAATGTCTATGAAGATGGGAAAAATACAGATATTGTTCCTACTTATGAAGAAAGACCTTTATTTAAACTTAAGTATAATCCTTTTTATCATGAAGAGTATGATGTTACTGAAACTATTGATGCTGATGGAAAAGTAGATAGAAAGTATCTTGTTTCTGTAAGTGAAATGTCAGCTGTTTTACCAACTGGTCAAGAAATTAGTTATGCTCTTTATGAAAAAAGAAAAGAAGATGCTAAGATTGAAGTACCACAATTACAGAAATCATTAGCTGTATTTCCTGATTTTGAAGAAGAGTTTGCTCCTAAAAAAGAAGTAGAACCAGAATTTGCAAATGCAGAAATTGCAGATGCTCCATTGTCTGAAATAACAATTAGAGATCTTGCTGCAATTATGTTAATGAAACCTGTAAGTGCACGTCCTTGGTTAAATGATCTGATTACACAAACAAAAAGTGAGATATGAGTATAGTACTTCCAACTAAAAAAGTAAAGGCAGAAAGAGTAAATCCTAAAAGAATTGTAATTTATTCTAAGCCTAAGACTGGTAAAACTACTGCATATGCAGGACTTGAAGACAATCTGATTTTAGATTTAGAAAATGGTACTGAGTATGTAGAAGCTTTAAAAGTAAAAATTACTAGTTTACAGGATCTTTTAGAAACAGGTAAAGCAATTAGAGAAGCAGGTAAACCTTATAAGTTTGTTACTGTAGATACTGTTACTGCATTAGAAGATATGATTATGCCACTAGCAATTAAAAAGTACCGTCAAACTCCAATGGGTAAGAACTATGATGGAGACAATGTAACTACTTTACCTAATGGTGCAGGTTATCTTTATATAAGACAAGCCTTCTTTGAAGTTTTAGATTTTATTGATACCTTAGCTCCCACAATTATTTTATCTGGTCACATTAAAGACAAGGTAGTTGATGATAAAGGTGAGATGGTTATGTCTGCAAATATTGATTTGACAGGTAAAATAAAGTCTCTAATTTGTGCTCAAGCAGATGCTATTGGGTATATGTATAGAAAAGGTAACAAAACTATTCTTAGTTTTAAAACTACAGAAGAAGTTACTTGTGGTGCAAGACCTGAGCATCTACGTAATGAAGAAATAGTAGTTACAGAGATGATTGATGGGGTGTTAAAGACCTCATGGGAAAAAGTATTCGTTTAATAATTAATAATAAAAAGAAAAGTATGGCTTTAAGTACAGAAGATCTTGGCACCGGTGGTTCCGGTTTACCAAAAACAATTAGTCCAGGTAATCATGTGTTAAAAATTAATGCAGTAGAACTGGAAGATTTTAAATTCATTGATAATGCTTATCATTTGATTTTGCATGTTGAAACAGAACCAATTACTGGTTTTGAAGGTTTTGCTCTTGATAAAGAGAATCCAGAAAAAGGTCATTTTGCTGGTCAGATTGGTAAAGTAAAAGCTAGTCAGTATGCATTTGCAGATGGTGAAACTAAAACTGGTATTAAAGTTCAGAGAGATAGATCTATTTTGATCTTTTTACAGAACTTATGCAAGACATTAGGAGTAAATGAATGGATGCAAGCTCAACACAACAAACATGATACTATTGAAGACTTTGTAGAAGCATTTAATGCAACTGCACCAATCAAAGATAAGTATCTTGAATTCTGTATTTCTGGTAAAGAATACGTTGGTAAAACAGGATATACTAACTATGATATGTGGGTTACAAAAGCAGAAAATGGTAAGTATGGTTTTGGTGAAGTTGAAGGTGGTAAAGTGGTAAAATATGATGAATCTAAACATTTAAAGAAACTTGAAACTAAAGAAGTTAAAAGTTTTGGAGATGATGATGATTTAACTGTACCAAAGAAAAATAATACTGATTTCTCTCTAGACTAATATAGTTAGGGGGAGTCAGATTGGTTCCCCCTAATTTTTTAAATTTGAGAGTATGATTTCAACTAAAGGTTTAATTTCCGATTTAAATGATATACCTAGAGAATGGGTATTTGAGCACTATCTTAAACTTACTGAAAGATTATGTGGTCAAAGTCTAAAAATCAAATCTGTATTTAGTTCTAGAGATAAAGTTCCTTCAATGTGTATTTATACAGATAACAATGGACATTATAAATTCAAAGACTTTTCTTCAGGATACGGTGGTGATGGACTTAATCTTGTAATGCATTTGTATAATTTAGATGGTAGAGGTAAAGCTTCTTTTAGAATAATGGAAGACTATGCTGTATATATTTCTAACAATACTTATGTACCTATTACATATAAACCACAGAACAAGTATGTAGTTTCTGATTATGAAATGAGACACTGGAATACATTAGATCAAGCTTATTGGAAAGGTTTTAAATTATCTTCTACTTTGCTAGAGGGTCATAATGTTTATCCACTGTCTTTTTATACTATGATCAAAGAAGATGATGAAGGACGTATACTAGATACTGTACATATCAAAGCCAATTTTATTTATGGTTATTTCAGGGAAGATGGTACATTGTATAAAATCTATACTCCAAAAAACAAAGACAACAAGTTTATTAAAGTACATGATTATATACAGGGTTCTGATCAGCTTGAGTTTAAATCTAAGTATTTGATAATTACTTCTTCTTTAAAAGACTTGATGTGTTTTAAAAGATTAGGTATCACAGGTATTGAATCTATTTCTCCAGACAGTGAGAACAGTGTAATACCAGAAAATTTTATGAAACCTATTATTTCTAAATATCAAAAAGTAATCGTTCTATTTGATAATGATGAGGCGGGACTAAAGTCTGCTCAAAAATATAAGAGTAAGTATGGTTTTGAGTATATCAACTTAGATATGTCTAAAGATTTGTCAGATTCAGTAAGAGATCATGGTGTTGAAGCTGTGAGAGATATATTATTTCCATTATTAAAACAAGCATTATGAGTTGGTTATATCAAGGAAGACCTTTTAATGATAGCATGATTCCAGAAGGTGCGGTAGGATTTGTGTATGAGATGGAAGCTATTATTAATGGAAAATCTGTAAGATATGTAGGTAAAAAGAACTTTTATTCAGTTACAAAGAAGAAGTTTGGTAAAAAGGCTGTTGCTAAAATGACAGACAAAAGAAACAAAAAATATGAGACTGTTTTTAAACCCAGTTACCAAAACTATTACAGTAGTAATGAAGTTCTTAAAGAAGCTCACAAGAATAAAATACCAATCAAAAGGTATATGGTCAAGATATGCTTTTCTAAAATGGAACTGACATATTATGAGACTAAGTTTCAATTTCTTAGAGAAGTTCTTGAAAAAGAAGAATACCTAAATGGAAACATATTAGGTAGGTTTTACAAAATCAAATAATTATGACAGAATTAGAATTGACAAGCCTCCTGTTTCAGTTGGCTGATCACAATGTTACTGGTATTAAAGTAAAATATGATGGTGGAGGAGACTCCGGTGCCATAGAATGGATTGGATATACAACAGAAAAGTGTGAAACTCCAGAAGATGTAAATGATAGAGTTGAAGATTGGGAAACTAAATCTGCTTTAACTAATTTAGGTGGAGATCTTTATAACTTAATAGAAGAGTTTGTTGAAGAAAAACTTCTTAATGATATAGAAGACTGGTGGAATAATGAAGGTGGTTGGGGTGATGTAGCTATATGTGTTCCTTCAGGAAAGTATGTTATAAATAACAAAATAAGAATTACTGATCATGAAGAATTTTTTCATGATGGAGATTTATTAAGTAAAACAGAAGAAGAATAATGGCACATCCTTGGCAACATGCAAAATCCTCAGCTAAAAAGTTTGGAGGATCTCCTGTAGATTATTTAGAAATCCATAAATGGTTTGATGAAACTAAAGCATGGATTGGACACAGTATGCATAGAATGTTCAGACACCACAGTGAAGGTATATTTGAATGTGAAAAAAGATTTGGTATGACTATTACCAACTCTGACGGTAAAGATGTATATGTAAGATATGTGGGAGAACAACATGTCAAAGAGGATTGTAATAATTATATCCCTACTGCAAAAGAATGGGTAGATATGATTGCAAGTGGTAAACCACAAGAGTGGGCAATAAAAACTTTAAAAATTGAAGATTGATGGAAGAATCAAAAGTATTTACTCTTAAAGAACATTTAGATGCTATAGAAGCAGCTTATTCAATAGGAGTAGTTAAATCAGTTACTAGAGAAGATAAAGAAGAGTTGATTACTGTTTTAAGAAAAGCTGTTATTAAATATGCAGAAGTTAAAAATAATAAAATTGAAGACTAATGAGTAAAATGATTTTTAACAAAGAAGAAACAAAGAATCTGATTATGATGTTACAATCTCAAGATGCAGATAATCATGTTATAGCATTTGAAACATTAAAAAATGTAGACTTTAAAAAGTATATAGGTGAATTACTTGTAATTTACAAATTTGGTGGACACAATATGGAATCTTGGACAACTAACTGTAAAAAGTTAGCAACCAAGATATTGGATACTACAAAGTGTTCTCATTTTACTAGTCCTAAAACTCTGAGTCTTATTACAAAACATAGAGGTTCTAAGACTTCAATAGAGTTGTTTATGGAATTCTTCATTAGGGATATGACTAGAATGTTAGAACAAATTGGGTACCCAACAGATAATTTTGAAATAAACATTAAACTAAAGGACAATGGACAAACAACAGAGTCTAAGTAAAACAGGTAAAGAACTAATGTTGAAGGAGCCCTATTACGGGTTCTTTCTCATTATGTTGAATAAGCTATGGGACAGTAAAAGAGTTCCTACAGCTGGTGTAAGTAAGAATGGAATTAATTATCAGCTTACAATTAATCCAGAGTTTTGGGAAGAACTTAGTGAAGATCACAGATTTGGATTATTGAAGCATGAGTTACTTCATATTGCATTTGGACATCTTACTACATTTTTTAAGTTCACTAATAAGAAACTTGCAAATGTGGCAATGGACATGGAAATCAATCAGTACATTGATAAGCAATATCTACCAGATGGTGGTATTGATATAGATGACTATGAAGATTTACATCTTGACAGAAAAGCCGGTGCTAGATATTATTATGACAAACTGAAAGAACTTCAGGATGAAAAGAATAAAAATGGTACCTGTGGTAATGAACCTATGGATAAATTACT